TGCTACATTTGGAATATCGATTGTTCCTGCATTTAAATTAATAGTATTTCCACTCGCCGCCGCAACATTAACTGTTGAACCAGAAATACTTGTTGTGCTTGCAAACAATTTAACTTCATTGGCAGAATCATCTACAGTTACTTCTACAGAGTTACCAGCTGCTGCTACATCACCTATTCGTACAGCTCGGCCGGCAGCTTTTGCTAATGTTGTATTGCCAGACCCATCGTCTTGTATAGTAAAGTCACCCGCAGCGCCAATTGTTGCAATGTTTGCATCCACTGTACCTGCAACGTTTAATGTTGAACCATCAAATGTTAGATTTGCTTCACCGTTTACAGTTGTACTATTTACAGATGTTATTACTCTATTATCAGCGGCGTTTGTATATGTTGTAATCGCAGCAGCTGTTAATCCGGTTAGTCCACTACCATCTCCTATAAATGAACCAGTAAATGAACCAGTAACTCCAGCCAATTCTGCTTGTGATCCTGAGACAATTATTTTTTTCCATTCTGCCATGTTCTATACCTTATTTTTATTTATATAAATATATCGTTATTCAATTCCCAACCAAAAATTAGATCCAGAATACATTATTCCGGCCGTTAACGGTTCGGGTGTTGTTGTTTGTTCTTTTATTTGCATTACACTTTGTGATGTAAGTGTTAAAGCTCTTGTACCAGTTGTTTCTCTAACTAATAAAATATCTGCTTCAGCATCTTGTTGAGCAAATTGTAATGAACCAGTTATCCATGTGTCAGTAACAAATACTTCTTCAATTCTAGATGTTCCATCATTTCGTTTAAAAAATAACTTTCCGTCATATACATTCACAGACAATTCACCATCCTCTAAATCTACAGGACGTGTTCCGGGAATTGTTGATCTGCGAAGCTGTATAATTTGACCCATCTTAGAATGTGCCTCCGTCTATAATATTACTGAATTTAAGTTCACCACTGCCAGTATCTAAATAAGCAATAAATGTATGATTTCCTATTTGTGGAATTGATTCTAATGTTGAACCAGTTATAAATAAAGATCCAGTAAATAAATGAGTATCATCTAAACTATCACCAAATATTGTCGACCCACTACTAAATGATTGAGTCATATAAGTTACTGAAGAAGATACTATATAATTTTTAGCAACAATATCACCAATAATGGTTAATGTACCAGCATTATCTAAATTTAAAATTTTATTGCCAGAACTTACAACATTAAATATACTTGTTGTATCTACATCAACTGAAGCAGAAATACTTCCAGAGCTAATTCTAAATAATTGCAATCCGGTAATAGCACTTGAAGGAATTCCTGTTAATCCAGATCCATCTCCCTCAAATGATCCTGAGAATGACCCCGAAACGCCTGCAGAAACAATCAAACTACCAGTTACTTGTAAATCATTTGTTGTGGCTTGAAATGATCCGGTAGCTTTAAAAATACCAGCTCCGCCAATTGCTGCTGTAATTGCTTCATCAGCAAAATCACCAATAAATATCCATGCTTCTAAATATGCAGGAACACCTGTTGTATTTGTTGTATCTTCTTGGAAATATATACCAGCATAATAATCTACGATCCAATCTCTTGCATCTAATGGAAATATTTGATCTCCAGAACCTTTTGTTGCTGTTCCGTCGTCGTCATATAATACGGGAGAATAAGCTGTACCGAATAATCCAGGAGGAATAATTTGTATGCCGCCAAGCGTATTATATAATTCTGTGCCGTTATCAAATGTACCATTACCAGCTTTTGTGTTTGATGAATTTGATTCATAATCAGCTGGTAGTTTAATTGCATAAGCCTGTCCGTTCGTTGCAGCAATTTCTTCTAATTCTAATCGAACATATTCAACAACGCCACTTGTTTGATCATACAATGAAGCAGAAATAGGAGCTGCTGGTATTGCTTCCCCAAATACTATATTTGTACCTAATTGTGCCGTCGTACCAATTGATTCGTTAGCAGGAAGAGCTTTGGCTGTTGCTGTATGCGACAGACCTAACGCTTTCTTCAGCGTAATCAAATTGATATTAGTTTGTGATAATGCCATTTATATTGTTCCTATTTCATTTAAAATGTTACTGACATTGCATCAATAAAACCTGTCCAATCTCCACGTGCTGTAACTCTTACTACAATAAAGTCATTGTTTAATATACCTTGTGTCAACGTTGTATATTCATTTGTTAAATCTAACGATGTATCTAACGATCCTACTACGTTAGCTAAATTTGTTCCGTCAATCCATGCAGTTCCATGGGGCGTCGCATTAGTCGGCAATCTAAATTCCATTTTGAATTGATTGCCTGATGCAGGACTTGCTACTAATGTTCCGGTTCCTTGAATATTTAAATTGAACGAAAATACTGTTCCTCCGGTTGTGTTTTTAAATATTCGGTAGAATGTCAAACTCGTGCCACTTGCAATACCTGAATAATCTGCGTTTGATGACGGGCCATTAGTTACTGCTCCGTCAAAATCACCACCATTCAATGAATATGTTCCATTAGTTGGAGAAATTAATCTTCTGTCATATACAAGTAATCCATTTTCTGAGCTTAAATCTACATTACCTAAATTGGATGAACCATCTTCCCAATATCCAGTATCACCAGATGTTGTTGGAACACTGCCTTGTGTTGCATAATCTGCAGCTTTGACACGATAATTTTCTTTTCGGAATGTTTCTGATGTTAATGTTGAAGTATTTGATTCGTTGTTGTATAAAAAACTACCTGATGTTAGTGATGTTGATGTAACATTGCTACGAAGTGGTTTTTTAACTGTTGTGCTGATTGCAATATTAGAATTCAATATTCTTGTGTTGCTAGGTAATGTTATGCCTTTATTTAATGTTACTGTTTCAGTTGCAGGATCTGCACCACTTAATGCCGGCATCACTTCACTTGAAACTGCATTAATATTGGTTTCGTTGTATGAAATTGCATCTGCCGCTGAACTATATACATTTATATAAGCATTTTCAAATGATGCTGTATATTCTGCAGTTCCTGCAGTAAAATATTTAACGCCACTGATATAATTTGTTCCTGATAGTGATAAATTAGCCAATATTTCTTCTGTAAAGTTTACATCATTAGCTGCATTACTTGCAGATGGGTCATTTACCCATGTAACATAATTAGTTGTTTTTGTTGTTGCGCCAACTACATGTTTAACACGAGCATAATTCCAACCATATTCATTTTGGTCATTTGGGTGAACTAACCATGTTCCTGTTCTATGTTGGAATGCATCCAATTCTGTTGTGTCTGGGAACTGTGCACTTGCTGTGTTTGAAAGTGTAAATCCAGAACCATTTGCATTAGTAAATGTGCCTGACGTTACAGATGTTAAATCAACTGAATGAATATTGCTTCCATTTACTTCTAATTGTAGCGTTCCTAAGTTTGCATCACCAAATGCATTAGCAGGATAATTAATACCATCTGCTGCAACGTCTTCGTTCAAATCACCATCAATAGTAGTTGATCCGTTAAATACACCTCTTCGTAAATCATTGCCGGCTGATGTTACTGCGAATGTTCCATCTTGATCTACTGCAGATAAACTTCCAATGCCTGATGCTGATACATATCCTGATACATCAAATGACGATCCAAATGATAATTCTGCAGATACCCCAGTGTCATTGCCATCTATATCATCTAAGTCTGGGGCTGGTGCTGGTGATAATGCTTTAAGTATTTCATTAAATCTATCAACTGCAGTTCCTACCGGCGTTGTTGATGTAAAATCAGTAAATAGTCCATCTGTATATGTGCCGTCTTCAGCTAAACCAATTACTGTAGATCCGCCGACAACAGGTCCAGTCACTGCAACGTGACTACTTGTAAACGGTGCACTATTTGCGGCATCATTTGTTACTGTAGCTCGAAGTTCATATTGTTGACCCGAACTAGAGTCATACCATAAAATTCCATCTAAATATGTACCATATGTTCCAGTAGTAACTGATGGTAGACCGCCGCCAGATAAAAATCTTGTTAATGGTTCATAATCTGCTACGCCACCGATAAATGCAATTTCTACATCTTGAGTACTGTTACCAGTTGAATTATAAATATACAATGAACCAGTAGCTAGTACAATTTCTCCCCTATATATAGGGTTGATATTTTTTAATGCATCTAAGCCGCCTCGTTTATGTTGAATTACTTGAGCCATCTCGTTATAAATCCTTTATTTTATATAAATATCAATTGTTATGGAACAATTGTTTTACCATTACCACTCGGAAAAAATCCAGCATCAATAATACCCAATGTACTACCCGTTGCTGGTGTTATACTATTAACGCCCCCTACAACATCAAATGCAGCTCCATTAGTTAATGGCGTGTCTGCAGATCCGGATATTGATAATGAACCTGTTAATTGTAAATGCTTAGCAAGTTGTTTACCTTTTAGCCTAGCCATTATACCCATCTCCCATTAACTATTACAACATCATCTGATTCAATTGAATATCCCAACGCATTAGTATCAAATGTAATTGTTTGTGTACTAGATGTAGTAGGAGTCCATGCATATGATGATTTGTCAATATATTGTCCATTTATATAAACATCAAATTCTGCTTTCGTTGCTGCTAATGATGTTGTCGGGTTTAATGCTGCAGCTCCCGAAACAGTTACTACGGCAGAACTTGAATAAGATGCTTGTTTTTCAGTTAAGTTTACTAAATATGACATTGTTTCTGCACTAATTGTTGTTCCAGTGCCGCTGCCTGCGCTTGATACTGTAACAGAGCCTCCTGCTAATACTTGAGATTGAAAACGTAATAATTGTTGTGGTACAACGGTTGTTGAAAATAAATCTATACCAACATCAATTACTGTATCAAATCTTACACGCTTAATAGAAAATGCTTTTTGCAATACTGAAGTACGGAATTCTTGTTCTGCCATTAATGTGCCTTTAACAGTCATATTTGTGGTTGCTCGAACTAATCTATCTTCTCCTACTGTATTAACTGTTTCAAAATCAAATGATGTATACATTGTATAAAATTTATTTGATTCGTTACCCCAAGCCATTCCTCGATATGGCATAAACTGTTCAACCATATCATTCATTTGTGTAGTAAAATCAGTCCATATCATTAAATCATAACTAACATCTACATATTCTGGAACATTAATTGCATATATTGCATCTGATTCTATAGGTTCACCTTTTAAAGGAATTGGAAACAATGTATCTTCATATCTATTTCTTGCATTATATTTTGCTTTAAAATAATGTTGATTACCTGATATAGGTTTATTAGTATCAATCTTTCTTAATTGATCTCGTTCAGTTACTGAATTTCTTTTGATTACAATTATTGGAGATTGAAGCATTCCTTTTTCATCACGCAAATATCCTAATTTACGTACATTATCCCATTTTTCGCCATTAGCATAAATTGCCGGAACTTTAATTAGTTCATCATTATGCTTAATTTGAGGTTGTATTTCATTTTCAATAAACCATTTTATTGCATAATCAATATCATACACCGTACGCTTTGGAGTACGCACCACATCTTCATCTCTACGAACTTGTTCTGCTCGGTTTAATACAAGATCATCAAAGCGAGAATCAGTTCGCTTCGGGTTCGGTTTATTTGTTTTACGATCGATATTTTGTCTATTATATCTAGGCATTAGAATCCTTTATATGCTTGATCGTTAGTAGTACCGCCATAACGAATATTACGAATATTTTGTGGTGTTTGGCGTGTCGCATGCGCATCGCATATAACTGACACGCTATAACCATGAGTTGACCCATTTGGCCATGTCTCAGGATTTTTACCAGTAAAATATTGATTTGCATCAACATTGTCTAATTCATAATATTCATTGTCCCAAAAGGCAATATCGCCAACTTCAGGATAAAATCCAGAGCGCTCTAAGATATCGCGCGAAACTCCGAATTGTAATGTTCTTGTATATGTATGACCGTAGTCACTCATATTTGAAGTTTTTCCTTCTTTAGTAATTAAACAAGGAATTAATATTGATTGGTAGAATGATTTTTTATCTGATTCGCCGTATAAATTAGATTCAGATTCTTCTACAATCAATTTAAAAAACTCTATTTCAGTATCAACAACAGAATTCATTACTTCCGAGTTAATGGAAGCTAGGAAGCGAGCATCTCGTTGACCACCAAATAAAGCCATAATTTATCCTACATATATTTTTAACGGAACTTTTGTTAACACACTATTAATAGCATCATCTTCTGCTGCTTGTCGTGTTAACATTTGTTCTTTTGTTAATTTATCTAAAAATTCTTTAAGTTGTGTGATTAGATCAGATTTTTCTGACTGAGCTTCTGAAACTAATTCCGAACCATTAAGTGTTACTTCTGCATTCGGGATAGGTACAGTACTATATTTACCTCTTACTCTACCCAACATTTCTTTTGCTAATG